ATGTTATTATCTGGAAGAACTTTAATAAAAACATGGCTATATCTGTAGAATATAATCTAGAGTATTAATGAAGAGTGTATATGACTTTATAATATCACCTAAGTCATCTCGTTATAACAATACTAAAAAAGTTGGTGATAAAGATCTTATAATCAATACTGAAATATATAATCATCAGTATGTTAGTAGGAACGCTATAGTTAAATCAATACCCATAGCTACACCTACCAAAATACAAGTGGGTGATGAAGTAATTGTTCATCACAATGTATTTAGGAGATGGTTAGACATTAAAGGTATTGAAAAAAATAGTAGAAGCTTTATAGATGAAAATAATTATTGTGTAAAACAAGATCAAATATTTTCATACAAAAGAAATAACAAATGGTTGCCAGTAGATGGTTACTGTTTTGTAAAGCCAGTAAAAAACAAAGATACATATTCAACCCAACAAGAGAAAGAACTAGTTGGAATTATTAAACAGGTTGACACTAAATTAAAAAACTTTGGTATTAAGAAAAATGATTTAGTAGGATTTGTTCCAAATAGTGAATATGAGTTTGTTATTGATGGTGAGAGATTATATAGGGTTTTAAGTAACCACATTTCAATTAAATATGAATATAAAGAAAACGAAGAAGAGTATAATCCAAGCTGGGCAAGTAGCAGTTGAGGAATTAATTAAAGTAGCTAAAGAAGCTATAGTTGATTCAGATGATGATATATCGGCAGATAGATTAAAAAATGCTGCTGCAACAAAAAAACTTGCTATCTTTGATGCGTTTGAAATACTCAATAGAATAGAAGAAGAAGAAAATATATTAGAAAATAAAATACCACTTGATACAAATCAAAGTATATCATTTAGTGGTTTTGCAGAAAAAAGATCTAAATAAAAAAATATGGCAACATTAACACCCACATTAACATTAGCTAGTACAGATATAAGTTCAGATACTTTAAGTTTTTCCGTAACGGATAGTTTAACTGTGGCAGCCCCACTTGTAGGTATTTCTAAAATAAATGCAACAGCAACCGCAAGTGATAGTGTAATAGTACCACCAGCAACTGCTGTTGCTTATTTATATGTCAGACACACTGGTACAACTGATGGTTCTACAGCAACAGCTCAATTAGTAGATTTAGAAGAATCAGGAGATAATGAGCCTTTTGCTCGTTTAGGGGCTGGAGAATTTTTATTTATGCCTTTTAATCATAATGGTGCAAGTGTAGGAGTTCAACTTCATGTACAACACGCTAGTGTAGTTCAAATGGAGTATGCTTTTTTTACAAAAGGATAATATATGTACAAACAAACCTTATATAAGGTTGTAACTCCAATTAAATTAAATACAATATCAAGACTTAACAAGTCTAAGAAATGGGAGTATGGTTACAATAAAGAACACGATGTTGTTGTAATTAGTAAGACCGGTCAGATTGGTGAAGTATATGAGATACAAAATCTTAGGATAGCTTTACCAAAACAAAGTAATATTATTAAGTTTAAAAGCAATAAATGGGAGTACACTGAGTACCCTAAAGAACTTAGTAAGATAAAAACAATATTTGATTGGAAAACATACTCCAATGATTTTAAAGAAAAATATATAGAATACATAGAGAATGAGTTTAAAACTAGAGAGGAAGGTTTATGGTACTATAATAGGGGTGTTCCTACTTATATTACTGGCACTCATTACATGTACTTGCAATGGAGTAAAATTGACGTTGGAAAACCAGATTATCGTGAAGCCAATAGATTATTCTACATCTTTTGGGAAGCCTGTAAAGCCGACTTTCGATCTTACGGGATGTGTTATCTTAAGAACAGACGATCCGGCTTCTCATTCATGGCGTCTGGTGAAGTTGTCAACCTTGCGACCATATCCAGTGATGCGAGGTACGGAATACTGTCCAAGTCCGGTCCCGATGCGAAGAAAATGTTCACCGACAAAGTGGTGCCTATATCCGTCAACTATCCGTTCTTCTTCAAACCAATACAAGACGGCATGGATAGACCAAAAACAGAACTCGCTTTTAGAGTTCCAGCATCAAAACTTACAAGACGGAGTATTACGAGCACCGACAGGACAGAGGATTTACAGGGCTTGGACACCACAATCGACTGGAAAAATACAGGAGATAACTCCTACGATGGAGAAAAGATCAAGTTATTGGTACATGATGAATCCGGAAAGTGGGAAAAGCCAAACAACATCCTCAACAACTGGAGAGTCACAAAAACAACCTTAAGATTAGGTAGTAGAGTTATAGGTAAATGTATGATGGGTAGTACATGTAACTCATCAGATAAGGGTGGCGGTAATTTTAAAAAACTATACAGAGATTCTGATGTCACCAAAAGAAATAGAAATGGGCAGACTAGTTCTGGGCTTTATAGCCTTTTTATTCCTATGGAATGGAATTACGAAGGGTTTATTGATGAATACGGTCAGCCAGTATTTGATACACCTGAAAAAGAAGTTAAAGGACCTTATGGGGATTACATAGACATAGGTATATTAGAACACTGGCAAAATGAAGTTGATGGATTAAAAAATGATCCTGATGCACTAAACGAGTTTTACAGACAATTTCCTAGAACAGAGGAACATGCTTTTAGGGATGAAACAAAAAATAGTATATTTAATTTAACTAAAATATACGAGCAAATAGACTACAATGAGGTTATGGAAAATAATGTTTCTATAACTACAGGTAATTTTCAGTGGATTAATGGAATTAAAGACTCTAAAGTAATATTTTACCCAGATCCAAAAGGTAGATTTAATATTAGTTGGATACCTCAAAATCATTTACAAAATAGAGTAATAGAAACTAATAATGGTAAAAAACCCGGTAACGAACATATAGGTGCTTTTGGATGTGATAGTTATGATATATCTGGTACTGTTGACGGTCAAGGTTCTAAGGGAGCTTTACATGGATTAACAAAGTTTTCTATGGAGGATGCTCCACCAAATAAGTTTTTTTTAGAGTACATAGCTAGACCTCAAACTGCTGAGATATTTTTTGAAGATGTATTAATGGCATTAGTTTTTTATGGTATGCCTATACTTGCAGAAAACAACAAACCAAGACTTCTTTATTATTTAAAAAGAAGGGGGTATAGAGGTTACTCTATGAATAGACCAGATAGAGTTTGGAATAAATTATCTATAACGGAAAAAGAAATAGGTGGCATACCAAACTCTAGTGAAGATATGAAACAAGCACATGCTGCAGCTATTGAAATGTATATACAAAATTATGTTGGTGCAACACCAGATGGTAGTTATGGTAACATGTTTTTTAATAAAACACTAAATGATTGGTCTAAGTTTGACATAAATAATAGAACTAAATTTGATGCATCTATAAGTAGTGGGTTAGCAGTTATGGCTTGTAATAGAAA